AAAGCAGTTCTCAGGACAGCAACCAGCACCACCTGCAGGTCATCAACAACAGCAAACCAACGTCGTTCCAGCTCACTTGCAGCACTTGTTTAGCCATCAAGCTACTGGTGGTCAGGGTGGACAGCAGGGGCAAGGTGGTAACGGCAATGAACAGCATCGTTTCACATCTGGTGCACAAGCATTCGCATCACAAAATAAAGGGGCTTAAATCATGAGCGGAAAGACATATTTAGGGAGCGTGACCCGCGAAACACGACCATTCATTCTAGATGTCGAAAAGTTGCGCCGTGCTAATGCAAAGATTACCGCTGCCAAGGCTTACAAGACTGGTGATTTGCTGACTTTGTCGGATGCAAATGTGGTTGATCTCGCTGCAGATGAAAAAACTTGGCAAGTGATTTGTGGTCGTGATGTGACAGCAGTCGAAGCTACACAAATGGCAGCTGATGGCGTAGAGCTTCCGATCTACTTTGGCGGTGTTTTTAGCGTGGAAGCGATTTGTCTCTCAGGTGAATATCTTGTAACCGCTAAGTACGATGCTGCACGTGCGAAGGCAACCCTAAACAACATTGAACTTTCAAAAGTATAAGGACTTTAAAACATGCCTCAGTCATTTACAGTTAATGGCGCACCACTTGAGCTACTTAATGTTGGTGAGCTTGCGTTAATTCATACGAATTACAAGCCAATGGATACTTGGCTTTTAGATAAGTTCTTCCCGAATCGCCCATCATTCGATCGCGATGAAGTGCCATTAGCAGAAATCAATACAGTGCACGATTTAGCGCCATTGGTCTCACCACATCAACCCGGTAAGCCTTTTGATACTAAACGTGCTGCCAAAGTAGAATTCGTACAGCCAGCTTATTACAAGCCAAAAAATATGGTGACTCCTGCAACTGCTTTTGATGAAGCACTCATGGAGCGTTTGCGTACTGCGGGTATCATCTCTACTGGCAGTCAGCAATTGTCTGATCAAGAAAAGATGGTGATTGCTCAGATCGCTGTCATGAAACGCAACCATGATGCAATTGATAACTCAGTTTTGTTAATGGCCACTCAGCTTTTACTTAACGGGAAGTATGTTCTTCAATCAGATGATTATGAATACAACTTAGTTGATTATGAGCGCGATGCGTCACTCACATTTACACCGTTGACTCCTTGGAACCAAGCAGGTGCCAAGCCTGTAACTGATATTGAAACAATTGAAAAACTCTTGCTGGATGCTAATGGCGGTAGTTCAAAAGCTTACTTGATGTCTGGAAAGGTTTGGATTGCATTATCTTCAAATGAAGAGTTCAAAGAACGTTTTGTTAAGCCTTATGCGGGTATCGCTGTTCCTTACAAGCCAAGCTTAAATGTTCAAGAGGGCGCATCATTCAAAGGTTACTTGGATGAAAAAGAGTTATGGGTATTCGATGCTACATACCGTTTATCATCTGGTGTACAACGCTTTATTCCTGATGATTATTTTGGGGCGATTTCAGACCTCAATGGTTCTATTGCTCAGTGCAAAATTAAGAACATGTTAGCGAATGGTGCTGTTCAGAAGTACTTTGACCGCCAATGGTATAACGAAGATCCAAGTGGGATTTTCTTAATGACAGAATCTGCTCCACTTGCCGTACCATCAAACAAAAATGGCGTATGTGGTGGTACTGGATTTATTGTTTAAGGAGGCTTAGATGCCAAAGTACATTGCAAAGCAATCCATCGGGCAGTTTATGCCAGGTGATGAAATTAAGGGCTTGAATGAAGAACGTATTCAGGCCCTTTTAGCAACTGGGGCTATTGAAGAATATCAAGAGCCTGAGGAGCCTAAGGCGGATGGTGCTGCAGCACAGTTAGCAAATCTTGCTGCAGAAGTTGCAGAGCTGAAAGCGAATGAACTTAAGCTGATTGAAGCTAAGGGCAAGGCTGAACAAGAAAACGCAGAGCTGAAAGCGAAAGTGGAAGGTTTAGAGAAATCGCTAAATGCTCCAGAAGCGGCTTTGAAAAAGGCTACCGCCGAATCGAAGAAGGCTGCAACGCCAACTGAAAAATAAGTAGGTGATCCATGTATGCAACCCGTGAGGATTTAATAGCTCGGTTTGGTAATGAGATTGATCAGTTGGAATCCATGCTATCAACCACGAATTCAATTGACGAAGCCATTCGTGATGCTACTGAGGAGATTGATAGTTATGTGGCGGTGAAATACAAGCTGCCATTACCTAACATCCCAAGTACGTTAAAGCGAGTCGCATGCAATATTGTGCGATATCGTTTGTATTTTCAGCATCCTACCGAAGAAGTTGAAAATCGCTATGAAGCAGAGATTAACTATCTCAAGCGAATCGCTGATGGAAAGGCTGTTCTCAATATTCTTAACGACCAAAACCAAGTCACTGAAGAAAAGCCAGCGAATGCACCAGCAACGATGCCGATCGGTAGTACATATCGTGGAGGTGTATTTGGGGATGCAACTTTAGACAAGATGCCTAGCATCAAGTGAGGTGCTTATGTCTGGTGTGGGTATCACCATTCAGGCAAATGGTGAATCTTTAATAGTTCAAGCGCTGGAGCGATTCTCAGGGCTTGATCAAACTAAGCAGCAATTGTTTGAGGCTATAGGCTATACAGTCTCAAACAACATTCGACGCCGTTGGATGGTGGGCGAAGGCTTAGAGGGTAAGTGGCGTATTTCAGGTCGGGTGGCTCGTCAAGGCGGGACCACGCTTCGAGATACATCACGCTTGATGAATTCAATTACTCATAACGTTCTGCCGAATGGTGTTGAGATTGGGACAGATGTTGAATATGCCGCAATTCATCATTTCGGTGGTGAGATCCATCATGAAGCCCGTATGAGAAGGACCTACTTTCGACAAGGGCGTGACGGTACTGTTGGGAATCGATTTGTACGTCAATCTCGTTCTAATTTTATGCAGGAAACTATGGGTAAACCATACAAGGTCAATATGCCTCGCCGTCCTTTCTTAGGTCTCACGGAATCCGATGAAAATGAGGTGATGGATATAATTGTGGAGCATTTAACCCATGAGTGATGCAGAAAACTTCTTTGCTGTTCGTTCTGAAATTGCCGAAAAGCTCAGTGAAATTGCAGACTTTAAGATGATTTATACACCTGCTAATTCAGCCAAAATCACTGAAATGACACAGGTAACTCCAAACACCCAGGTGTATTACCGCCGTGTACGTAAAGTAGATGATGCGGGACGATCATCGATCAACATGCTAGCCAAGCAATGGGAAGTAACTGTTGTTGAGCGGCATGCTGCATCACAGTTGAGTAATGGAGCTGAAGCACTGGACCGAGCTGGGATATTGACGCAAAAGGTTCTAGAGCTTCTATGTGGTTGGAAACCAGATTCAAGTGTAAGACCACTGGATTTAGTCGCCATAGAGGAAGACTACTCGACCACCTGTGTGTATATCACTTTGGTGTTTGAATCAAAAACATTCGTATAGGAAATTATATGACCAAGCAATATAAAGCCAGGCAACCTGTCGGGCGTTTTCGTACTGGGGATATCGTGGGTGGTTTGACCGCTGCGCAAATCCAAGACTTACTGCAGCGTGGTGTGATTGAAGAAGTGAAGGAAGCTTCTGAGACTAAGCCTGCTGTACAAACCAAAACTACAAAAGAGGCTAAAGTAGATGGCTAAACCTGATCTAATTTCACTGCAAGGTGAGATGCTTGCCGCATTAATTACTAATGGTGTAGTGGGGCCTTATTTGACGATGGGTAATGCACCCAATATGCAAATTGCGATTTCATCCGATTCAACTGACCACTTCACAGCTAAAGATGGAACACGCGCAAAAGATGCTATTTTGCGTAAAGCAACTGGTGTGACCTTTAGTGGCTCGCTTGAGGAGCTTAATAAGCAAAATAAGAATATTTTGTTTAGCGGCGAAACAACTAAAACTACTGCTCAAGCTCTTACCGATCAAACATTGGGTACTGTGCAGGCTGGTCAAATGATCAACCTTGGTTATCGCAATCTAACTGGGGTTGCTTTCAAAACTGGCAGTACGGATATTGATCCATCCACTTACAGCTTGGATTCGGTATTTGGCACAGTCGAATTTCTTGTAGAACCTGCAGGGCCTGTAACTTGGTCTGGTAGTGCTGGTGTGGTAGAGCGAACCACTATGGCAACCCATTTTGGGCGTGAGTACGCCTTACTGTTCAAAGGGATTGATACCTACTCGGGTGACAAGCTTTCTGTTGAATTGTGGAGAGTACAGTTCTCACCTGATACTGAATTTAACTTGATCAATGAAGACTTTGCATCATTCGATGTTGAAGGTGAGTGTTTAGCTGATTCATCCAAAGCGAATGATCCGCAAGCAGGTCCATTTGGTTGTATTGATCGATTTTTCGTAGCATAAGTTTACAGGCACAAAAAAATACCAGGCGCATGAGCGTCTTTTTTTGTGCCTGTTTTTTAGGATTACATCATGAATGATTTCTTCATTGCAGCGAACCGTAGCTTAAACCTTGAGATAGATGATGTTTCGCTTGAGGTACGTCAGATCCTTATGCGCCAGTTTGATTTATGGGTAGGTGCTGCTGATCCTATTAAGAATACACTTAGCAATGTGAGTGATTATTCAGATGAAATTCTTAAGAAGGTGATTCAAAAGCATTTGATTGAATGCGTAGTGATGCTTCAACTCATCACTGATCTAGACCATCAAGCGATCTTAAAAACGACTGAAGATCAAGATGTGTTTCGACAACTTCTCAAAACTGGCTTAAAAGTCAATCAGGCGTATTTCATCGATAAAGAGCAGAAATCGAAACGCCGCAAGAAGCGTACGGAAGTAAATGATCATGAATCAACTTGGTTTGATTCATTCCAGTTGCTGGTATCAAATGGCCATAGCCATGACAGCATCATGAATATGACCTATGGAGCATTTAAGCTTTACTCTGAAGCAGTGGTAAAACGTGAAAAGCAGAATATTGCTACTCAATCTAATATTATTCGTATGGCGCATCACGCAGCAGCGAAGCAATTTAAAAGTTTTGTTGATGAATTAAATGGTTGATACATGGTGTTAAGATACTGGGAAATATAAAAATCTGAGGGTAACTAAGTGGCAAATAAGTGTGTAAGTTGCAACAACTGTGGCCACACAGGATGGTCTAAGAATCGTGGCAACTTTCTAATTACTATTGTTCTGCTTATTTTCTTTTTTGTTCCTGGTGTGATCTATGAAATCTGGCGTAGAACTGGATTAGGTGTTTGTTCAAACTGTGGAAGTGATCGAGTGGTTCCATTATTGGCTTGTGATACCAAGGATCGGAATTTTCAGCTTGATGTGATGGGGATTGTGATTGTGACTGGCAGCATCGTTGTCGGAATCATGGCGGTAATATTTTTATGCATGATCGTTTATGTTGGTGTTGAGAGATTTATAAAAACAGGTAGTTTTTTACCACCTAAAAGCTCAGAAGACCTATATTCTGAATGCTTTAAAGATGGCATGGAGCACTACCAATCATTAAAACAATTTCCAATGATGCCTGATGGAAAGACCCTGACAATGGATAGGATTGAGATCTATTGTAAAGGCTCTATCAACGGAAAATACCCAAGGTAGAGTAGCTATGGTTATCACTAAAGATTTTTCAGCAGAGACACTTAGAGAAGCTATGCAATTAATGGATGAGTTTTTTATTGAAAATCCGTACTACAGATTGCTTCATCATGAAATTGTAGAAGACCGGACAGTGAGAGTTGAATATACAGTTCTACAATAATCTTTAGTTTTATAACCATCAACCACCGAAAGGTGGTTTTTTTATGCCTGTAATTTGAGGTTTCTATGTCTGGAAAAAATTTAACGTTTAAGTTGGTGATGGATGCAGACACCAAGGATTATGTATCAAATACCAAGCAAGCCCAAGATGTAACCATTAAAGTCTTCGATACCATTAAAAGCGAAGCTCAAAAGGTAAAAGTCACTGAGCTTGTGCAGGGTCTGCATGAGGCAACCAAAGAGATTACAGATTTAGGTGATAAGAGCACCATTAGTGGTACGAAGATCCGTGAAATGTCGATGCAAAGTCAGCAAATGGTTGCATCACTCAATAATGAATTGGTTGAGGCTCAAGCTGAATTAGTTCGCTTATCGCAATCAAAAGCATCTCCGACGGATATCAGTAATGCCATTAATCGAGTAGCAGATCTTAAAAGCTCTATTCAAGATGTTCAGGCCGCATTTGGTTCATACCAGTCTGTCGCAACCAATGCTATGACAGGTTTAGACAAAGCAACCAGTGAAGTAATTGCTGAATTACAGAGATTCACCACTGTAGATTTAACAGAAATAACGACAGAGGTTCAGAATGTTACACGTGCTATTGAAAGCATGGGTGATGGGGCTGTTATATCAACCAAGGAAGTAGAGCGAATCTCTACGGTTGGTGCGGCTGCGATTGATTCTTTAGAGCGTGAGTTATTATCTGCACGCAATGCATGGCAGGCGCTAATTGATGCTGGTGATAACGTTACTCTTGAGGAGTTAAATGCTGCAAAAGAGCGTGTAACTAGCTTAGAGCGTGCACTAAACTTAGCTGATAATTCAATGAGTGATTTCAGGGCTGCAACTCAGCAAGCAGTCCCTATTATTGATAGCTTAGATCATGCTTTAGAAGGGACAAATCAAGAGCTTGCTGAGACAGGAACAACTTCCGAAGCTGTAGCTCACAACATTGAAGGCCTTAAGACTGGATTTACAGCGCTAACTGGTGCTTTAGCTGCATTAGGAATCGGAGTTACCGCGCAAGAAATGGCGCAAACAACCGATAACTATAAAAACCTGATAGCGACATTAAAAATTGCAGTAGGAGAGTATGGGAATCTAGAGCAGGCTCTAGATGATGTCATTGCAGTCGCAATTCGAACAAACTCAAATCTTGAAGCAACAGCTAATCTTTATGCCAAATTATTAAAAGCTGGTAAGGAGTTCGAATTAACCCAGAAAGATGCACTTCAACTTACCGAAGTCATCAATATGGCGATCCAAGTCAGCGGCACTTCGGCTGAATCGGCGGAGGCTGCACTTTTTCAACTGAATCAGGCTATAGGATCTGGGGTTCTCAGAGGGGAGGAATACGCCTCTGTACTCGAACAAGCACCTCGACTCGCAGAGGCAATGGCGGATGGTTTAGGTGTAACGATTGGTAAGCTGAAAGAGTTTGCTGATAATGGAAAGTTGACAACTGATGTAGTGACTAAGGCATTACTTAGTCAAACAAGGACCATTAGCGCGGAGTTTGAGAAGTTCCCATTAACGATTGGTAAATCAACTGAGAATTTAAAAACTTCATGGATGGTTTATCTTGGTGAACTTGATCGCACACATGGCATCAGTCAACGTGTAGCAGAGGCGATTAAATATATCGCTGAGAATCTCGACCAACTGGTTTCAACACTTACCTTTGCAGCTCAAGCATTCATTGCTTACAAAGCTCTAGGCATGGCTGCTGTATTCCTTGATAAAGCAAATAGTGTTCGTGCTGCAAGTTTAGCTGTTCAGCAAGAAACCGTTGCAGTCGTTGCCAACACTCAAGCACAGTTAGCTAATGCAAATGCGGCCAGAGCAAATGCTGTAGCGCATACAGGTATCAAAGCATCAGTTGAAACAGCACTTCCGACATTCTCTCGAATGTCATCTGGTTTAACTGGTGTGATTTCACGATTTGGCGCTTATGGTGCCGCTACAGCAGCCGTGATTGTTACTGGATCAATGGTAAAAGATCTATTTGTTGATACTGGTGAGGCAATAGGTGAATTAGTTGCTAAAGGATGGTTATTAATAAATGGTAATAAAACTTTAGAGCAATCAGAAAAGGAACTAGCTGCTCAAGAAGAGCTATCCAAGAAAAAGGTGGAAGAGGCTGCTGAGGCTCATAAGCGTAAAGCCGCCGCAACTGAACTTGCAAAAAATGCTGCACTCGGCTTAAACGAAGCATCGAAGCAGATGGTCGATGAATTCGATAAGCAGGTTAAGGCGGGTGAGAGTGTTGTTAATGTCTTAGAGAACATCGCCAAGAGTTTTAACTTTGATACGGCCACTGGTATCAATAATGGCATTACAGCTCTTATTGCCTTGCAAACACAGGGTAAAGCTACTGGAGAGCAAATCCAAGCTGCTTTATCTGGCATTCTTAAAGATGAGGATCTGGTTGCTTTTCAAGGTAAGTTGGCTGCTATCCCGGTTAACATTGAGAAGCAGATTGAAGCAACGAATGCCAAGGTTAAAGCCAAGCAACTTGAGCTGGATAACTGGAAGAAAGCTAATCAAGATATGGAGTATCAAGCTTGGTTAAAAAGTGTTGCAAAGTATCAAGACGATATAACCAAGTTGCAAGCCGAAGCAAGTTCTCTTCATGTTCAATATGCCAACTCTGTTAAATCTGCCGCCATGGTCCAAGGGGCAGTACTGGATGAGGCAATTCGCCGTACTGGGCTAAGTTACGAGGAGTTAAAGGGGGAGTCGACTGAGGCCTTTAACAAAGCTAATAACGATGTGCGTATCTTGGTTCAAAACTTGGGGGAGTTGGAAAGTGAAGGCGTTGATGTTAGTCGTGCTTTGGGCTCAAGTATCTCGAATGCCATTGATACTTCAACCAATCAGCAAGAGATTGAGGAATTAAAAAAACGCATTGAAAGCCTACGATCTAAATTAGGTGAAAAGGTTGCTGATGGTCTACTTAGACAAGCTGAACAGCAACTAATTGACTTAAAAAAGCGTACGGATGAAGCAACTGCGGGGGTTAATTCAGTTGCGGAAGCATTTTCTGTATTCGGAATGGAAACACCTGAGCAGTTAAAGGTGGTTGCAGCCAAATATAAGGAGGCATTTGAAACACTTAAAAGTAGCGGATCAGCAACGTTAAATCAGCAGCAAGAAGCATTTAAGCAATATGCTGAAAAAGCTATTGCAGCAAATAAAGGGGTTGCTGACAGTATGATACTTTCACAAGCTAGAATGGTGGATATGAAAGTTGAAGTGGATTCAACAGGTAAGGCTTCTGTCACTGCAATGAATGACCTTACTTCGGCGAATGAGCGCGTCGGAGACTCTGCTCGATCAGCGATCAGTGGATACCGTGAACTCGGTGATGCTGTTAAACAGGAGGCCAAAAGCTCAATCGAAGCGTGGAATGAGATGATGGATGCTCGATCCAAGGCCGAGAAGGAGAATAAGACGCAGCGTGTAGGTGCTGATTTCACGACTTACAACGTTATGGATATCCAATCTAAGCTTTCTGGTATGGGTTACGACGAAGCTGAAGCAGTCAAGATTGCCAAGAATATTTTGAATCAAGGTTTAGAGATTGATAAGAATAAGGCGAGGGATGCACGTGCACGCGGTGATGAATACACCGCTAAGGCATTTGAGAAGTTGTTAAACAATGGTCAAACCTCTGCATTCGGTACCCAAAAAGTGAATGAGTTACTGGCGCGATATATGTCAGGTCAAGGATCTGCAACAGCAGGTACCAAGAGTGCAGCTGTTAATGCTCTGGCACCCGAAGTGAATGTTGCGGTACCGACAACCAACGTAGAGCAATCTAAGGAGAGAGTCGTACAGAACAATATCACCATTAATGGCAAAACCATAAGTGTGCCTGTCACTGAAAGCAGCCAAGGAAGTTTTGATGAATTTTTGAGTGAGCTTGAACAACTTAAACGAGCGATGTGAATGCAATGAAACTAACACGTAAATCAACAAACGAAACCGTCACCTTGAGTGACGGTTTTTTATGGTCAGATGAATTTGATTGGAATGGCATTGAGCAAATCATTGAACCTGCTTTAGATGGCACTCCAATTATTCAAGAAGGGAAGTGGAAATCTGGTCGGCCAATCTCTTTAACGGCTGACAAGAATATGGCTTGGTTAAAACGACATGTTGTGAGTCGCTTAAAAGAATGGTCTCTACTGCAAGATGAATTCTTTACTTTGAAATTTGAGTATTTACATGATGCTCGAGAGTTTGATGTGAAGTTTCGGCATAAAGATACCGCGATAGAAGCCCAACCTGTTAAAGAGATTCCCTCTGTGTCAGAAGACGAGTATTACAACGTCACTTTAAGATTTGTGGAGTTAAGCGATGCCAATTGAAACCAATAATCTCGTCATCTATAAGTCGCAGCGTTTGACTGACACAGAAGATGGTGGAGGAAAATACTCTGGTCAGATTGTGGTGGATGGGGAGAGCAATAACCTATTCCCCGATATCTCCGAACTTGACCGTACCATGGGCGATGTATCGATGCGTAAGATCTTTCCTGGTCTGACCAATGAAGATACGGATCCACTGATGGGTGCTACAGCATTCATTTCCGAAAACCCAGCAGATCCGAATGTATCGGCTTTGCTGTTCAGCACAGAATCGTGGACAGATGAACGAGTAGCTGCTCAAAACCGTGTAGAAAATTATTTAGCCAAAGGTGCACAGGCGGTTGGATCGTTACTTGATGAAGCCTACATTGGCATGAAGTCAATTCAAGTGGTCATGGATAAGTCTGAAACTGAAAACAACATTGGTGACTCGATCGTATTGGTTGTGAATGAAGGTACAGCAAATGAAGTCACTCAGTTTCTACGCCTAACTGCAGTTGAAACGCGCATTGGCACGGTCCGAGTGAATAACAGCAATGTTGAGTTCAAGATCGCAACTTATTCATTCAATGACTCACTCAGCCGAGATTTCATTGGTGTGTCCGCGACACAGTGGTACAACAATACCAAGCCAGCAACCATCATTCGGGACACGATTGTGGCTGATAGTGGTCGTTACTATGCCAGTGTGAATCTGGTTGAAGATGTCAATGTGGGCAGCTTTACCGTCAATGCTGAAAGTATCTATGCTCAGCTCATCCCATCTTCCCAAGTTGAAACCCCATTAATGGACCTGAATGCAGTCAGTGAAAATACCGCCCTGGTTGCAGGCAGTGATGGAACGATTACAGTTCAATTCACAACAAACGTGAATACAGCACAAAGTCTGTTTCTTGGCTCTAGCGTTATGCCAGGTAGCATGTCGTTTAGCTTGTTCAGTCAATCAATCACGGACAATGGCGGTACGCTTCGCACGGCAACGGGTACCCAAGTGGGAAGTATTGATTATCAAACGGGTCAGATTGTGTGGACCAATGCCATCGGTACAGGTAATCAGGTATTGAATATTACCTTTACACCTGCTACAGCACCAAACCAACCTTTTGAGTCCTATGCTTTGCCCGTGACTCAGAATAACCAAGGAACCAACTGGACAGGAGTACTACTTCCGATTCCTGCACCTGGCGCACTTTCGATTTCTTATATGGCGCAAGGTAAGTTCTACGTGTTGAAAGACAATGGCACAGGGCGTTTGGTTGGGGCAAACAGTGCAGTCGGTAGCGGTACAGTCAACTATCAGACAGGCTCATGGCTCTTAACCACAGGTGCTTTACCAGATGTGGGGACACCGATTCTATTGCAATGGGGTTCGCCGATTACCACTTTTGCTCGATCAAATCTTGCTGTATTACCTGCAGCGATTGAATTTGATTTAGGGCAAGAAGGAGTTAAGTCTGGCAGTGTCACTGCCACATGGTTACTCGATGGGGTGACTAAAACTGCAACCAGCAATGCGCAAGGGCAATTCACAGGGGATGCGATCGGAAGCATCAACTATGCCGCAGGTACTGGAAAGTTGATACCGAATAAGCTTCCGCAGAAAGGCACCGTATTTAACTTCGTGTTTGATTATGGTGAACCTGAGTCGCAAGTGGTTACTGATGTTGTTCCTGATGCGAATAACAAGCTGATTTTTAGCATAGGCACAGGTGCAGCCATTCAACCTAACAGTGTTGAACTCGATATTCCATTAACCAATCAGCTTTTGCAGGCGGGTGGTTCGGTCTTAGTAACAGATGTACCAGTAAGTGGAACCTTGGGGAATTTGGTCGATCGATTGGGCAATGTCATGGGTACGATCAACTACAGCACAGGTGCTGTGGAGATCACGCCACATTCAACCTACACACGCTACACGCAAAATTTCAAATCTCAATCTTACTATTTAGCGGGGTAAAAGATGGGCTTCTATTTACCACAGACTGACAAAGTTATTGCGACACAAGAAACCTATAAAGCCTATGGCACGACTGATATCACTGTGCGTTACCGAGATACTGCAAGTGCAACTGCAGGCTCTAAACAAGTGACCGCATCAAACCTTAAGTTTGATCTGACCAATGACTTTGATGAACAGATTCTTACTGGTTCAGTACGCTTTAAAGCGGGTGCAGACACCTTTATTGACCGCAGTGGTTTAATTTATCGTAATGTAGATCCGACCACAGGCAGTGCAACACAGAGTGGATCTATTCAATATGGTACAGGTGTTGTCACTATTGATAGCTGGACACCAGGAGCGGATAACACGCTCACACTCCAATCGCTCACGACTACAACTGATCTTTTGCCCATTCATCATGTCAGTTTTAGAACACCAACGATTCCGATTCGTCCTGGCTCTTTGACCGTTGTGGTTGGGGCAATTAGCGGAGGGCAGTTAACCCTGACTGCGAATGAAGCTGGTCTGATTAAGACGACACAAGCGCATGGCTCGATTAACTATGAAACTGGTTTTGTAGATCTTTATTTTTATACCAAAACCAAGATTACCGAAGCCAATCGCGCGGAAATCGAAGCTGAAGAATGGTATTTGCCTGAACTGGAGTTTATCGAAGGTACAGATCATTATATCAATGTGCCATTCTGGATTGCTGCGGATAGCGTGCGTTTCAATGCAGTGGCATATACATATATTCCATTGGATGCTGATATTTTAGGACTCTCTGCAACTCGATTGCCGCCAGATGGACGAGTACCGATTTTCCGTATTGGTGATCTCGGCATTATCAGCGCAACAAAGTTACAGGAACTACCTAGTCATGTCGCAGGGCAAACTTACAACTTGAATGATCAGCGTATTTCATGGTGTGAGCTTGAAGATAGTGCTGGAACTAAGGTTCCTTATGACATGTATGTGGTGGACTATGACTATGGCAAATTTACCTTGAATGGTGATTTCGCATTAGGAGCATTGGTAGTACCACTCAAAGCTAAATATCGCTATCAGGATATGGGCTTGATTAATGATGTGCAGATTAATGGCCAAGTGACATTTACCAAGCCCTTGACGCACAACTATCAAGCAGAGAATACAGTGGTTGGATCTGCTTTAGTCATCAATGATATGCAGTCGCGCTATACCAGTAAATTTGTCCAGTCTATGTGGAATAACACATGGACCGATACAGCCTCAGGCGCAAGTCTTTCAGCCAATTACAATGATGCGCTTTATCCGATTCAAGTCACCAATAAAGGTGCGATTCAGGAACGTTGGGCGATTGTGTTTACCGACACCACTAACTTCAGAATTATTGGTGAGGATGCGGGTCAAATTGGAACGGGTTCAATTAATGTAGATTGCTCTCCGATCAACCCAGTTACTGGTTCTCCTTATTTCACCATCAAGAAAGAAGGTTGGGGAACGGGGTGGGCATCAGGCAATGTACTTCGCTTCAATACCAAAGCTGCCACATTCCCAGTCTGGTGCATCCGAACAGTGAAGCAGTCAGAGCCAACAACCATCTCGGATCAATTTCAGATCATGTTCCGAGGCGATATTAATCGCAATATATAAAGTGAATTAAACGAATATGACCGCTTTAAGCGGTCTTTTTTTATGAGTAATAGAAAATGGTCGCAAGTACAGATCTTAAGTTCTATGTGCATACTAATAACAATGCACCACAGTTGATCAATAATTTTGGCTGCATGATCGATGTGCTCGATGCGTGTTTAGTCAATGGGTTTGGCGCTCAGACGATAGCCACACTAACAGCCAGTGGAACGACAGTGACTGCAACATTTGGTGCAGCGCATAATTTTATGCAGTATCAAGTGATTAAAATTGCTGGAGCAAATCAAACGGAGTTTAATGGTGAACATCGAATTCTCACTGTGCCGAATGCGAATACCATTACATTCCAACTTGTCTCTGTACCTAGCGTAAATACACCAACGGGTGCTATGACGTGTTCACTACCGCCTCTGGGTTGGTCAAAGCCGTTTAGTGCTGCTGGAAAAGCTGCGTATCGCTCTAATAACACATTGCTGCCGAGCAGACCATATTTACGTGTCGTGGATGCTCTTGATCCTGCATATACATCAACATTCGCTAAATATGCAAAAGTGGGCATTGTTGAAGATATGACGGATATCGATGCGATGCTTGGAGTTCAAGCACCATATGACACTACAGCACCAACTAAGAACTGGGTTGGTACAGGATCTGGTACTTCAGCTGTGAATGGTTGGGCTAAATGGTACTATGCAGCATCAACTCATAATTACGACTACAGTTCTGATGATGCTACTGCTATAAGTGGAAACAGACAGTGGATTTTGATTGGGAATAGAGACTATTTTTATATACTACCAAGCTCAATTCCATCGAATAATGCTGCATTAATTTATGGGTTTGGCGCTTTTGATACGCTGTTAAATGTTGATAGTGCTAACACATTTTTATCTGCAACTTGGCTATATCAGACAGCTGGTACGGCTTATTATAGATCGCAAGGTTCAGCAGGATCTAGCAATGTAGGAAGTATCAAGCTAATTTTGCAAAGATCATATAACCAGTCTGCAAACTACAGTTCTGCATCCACTGTATCGTTAGGGGTAATGCCAGATAATGCTGGAACAGGCATTCAAAATTATATAGCTGATAAAAGCGTAGCTAATGTTATTCCATTCTCACCTGTATTTTTGCGTGAAACAGTTATTAGAGGACAACTGCCAAATTTATTTTGGCTTTTTCAAAATCTTCCATACTCGCATTATTCAATATTTGAGAAATCGAATGAGTTATTTATTGCTGTGAATATTGCATCATTATCATCATCCCAATCTGGTCAAGCAGTTTTTAAAATTGGAGATATGTAGTGCGATTAAATCTAAATGTCATCTCCATTCATAATTCTGACAATGATTCTGTTTTAACCAAAAATAAAGGTCTTACAATTAAAGGTGTGATAAAAGAGAGAGGTATGTCAATTCCATGCAGGCTTCGTTTATTTGAAAAAACTTCAGGGCGTATGGTTGCAGAAGTGGCCACTGATCAGAACGGATTTTACGAGTTTGATCATCTGGCGGAGACGAAGTTTTTCATCGTTGCTCATCATCCTACTTCTGAATTCAATGCAGTGATTCAAGATAATGTGGTGCCAAAATGACAGTACAAATATCAAAAAAAGCAGGAATTTTAGCCCTGCAAGCACATGCTGATTTTTTGGATACAGGTAGTGGTTCCGCATATTTCGTGTATTACAGTGACACTAAACCTGAGAGCACTGGAATTGCAGCAAATCCTGCAAATGCATTATGTACATTGTCATTACCCGAGCCTTGCATTAAACAAGTATTGGTAGATGGGATTGAGCTCTATCCAACTGACACAGCTCTGGCAGCTAAAGCGGGAACTGCTATCTGGGCTCGTTTATACAATGGAGATGATGAACCTTATGCAGATTTCACAATTGGTATGTCAGGCACAGATATTGTTTTAAATAGCGCTGATATAGCACTGGGTTCTCATCAAAAGCTCGACAGCATCATTCTAAAACCCTACTGATTTAGGGGTGGTCAATGTCTTATACACCACCAGACGCGCTTAACGTCATACTTGATTTTGAGCAACCAGCTACACCAGTCGATAGTCATAACGTTGTATTAAATTTTGCTGATGTTGAGCCGCAATTAGGTGTTTTAGAAGCGGCGATTGACACTCGCATTCAAGTATTGATTCAGGGTTCAAATGCCGAAATCGTCATTAATCATGGTGATTTACTCGCTACGATTAATACCAATATTCAAGCTACAATCAGTGGTAGAAATTGGGGGAATATCGATAATCGAGGCGCCTTGCTTGCTGTTATTGATACGTCTATTCAATCCAGGATATCTGGCATCAATGATATTAATCATACACGTGGTATTGAAACTTACTGGGCTGCTGAATACCAGACAGCAATTCCATATTTGACTACACCTGAAATATCATGGTCAAAACCAACCTTTAAGGCACATCACAGTGCCTTTTTTTATGATTCAGGGTTGACCATTAGTCATTCTGCTGAGAGTAACTTTCAAGCAGGACTTGCTCTTAGAACAGCGGTGCAAAAAGCCTTTGAACAAGGCACAAGGTTAAGTAGTTCAGGTTATTTGTATTGGCAAGAGAATCAAAAGTCCTTCATCAATCAAAGCTTGGTTTTTGAAGAATCAGCCAAGCTAAGGATTCAGCATCTTACAGAATGGGATGAGCTTATTCGCAAGCGCAAGCAATTGACATTCAGTCATGAGGTTGCTGAAGTTTTTGAGCACCGATTGGTATTTGACTGGGATAAAGGTTTAGAGCTTGTCACTCAGGATTCTATTCCCTGGGAAAAGGCACGACCCACTTATTACCGCAAACATGTAATTGAGCCTTGGCCAGAACCTGAGATTCCTGAATACGTTGGTAATACGGATCTGGTTTTCAATTGTCTCTGCACAGATGTGGACTCACATAACGTCATTCTGAATTTTGGCGTAGACGACTGTATTCCTACATTTGAATCAAAACCATGGTTGTATATCGTGAATGAAATTAGCGTAACGCGCCTTGATAATGGGCAAAACATTAATGTGCTAAGCGGGAACTACCGTACCGATCGGCAAAGCTGGTGCTGGTCCTATACCTTAGTGATTCCAGCATATGAACTGTCGAAGTTAGATCCAGTCGCCGGACAACCCGTCATCTTGAAAATTGTAGTGAATGGTTTTGAGCACTTGATGCTGCTTGAGAACCGTACTCGATCACGGCAGTTTGCTCAAGAAACATATACTTTAACGGGGCGTAGTCCATCAGCTTTGCTAGATTCACCATCTTCACCACCTCGGGCATTCCTTCAAGAGAATGAGCGTACGTCAGTGCAACTGGTTCAGGCGGAGATTGATCGTTCAGCTTATCCTGATCTGGCGCTGAATTGGCAATTGATCGATGCATTGGGTTGGATTGTACCTACTGAAAGTTTTAGTTATTCAGGATTGACGCCGATCAAAGCCATTCAAGAAATTGCTGCAGCTGCAGGTGGTTTTGTATATAGCGAAGCGAATAGTCAGGCGATTACGATCAAGCCGCTTTATAAGAGAACCTTCTGGGATTCGATGCGTATTGATGACTACGACATTCTGCTGCCTGAGTCGATTGTCACTGAGCAATCCACTGACTATGAGACTTACCCAGACTATAACGGCACCAGCCTAACCAATGACAAAACAGGTGCTACTGGACTAGTCAAACGCACTGGTACCAGTGGTGATGTATTGCTAGAGACGGTTAACAATAATCTGTTCACCTCCGCATCGGTGATGGGGGCTTATGCTAAGTCGGTATTGGCCAAAGCAGGAATGGTAGAGATACATACTTTTACCATGCCCCTAACTCAAGAAATCGGGCTGTGCAAACCTGCAGATATTCTGGCATTCAACGCTGAGTGGTGGGGCATTGTCGATTCTATCAGTGGTTCATTTACTTATAGCAAAGTCACGCAGACTGTCACTGTGGAGCGAGTCAATCATGAGTAATGCATATAAGCGTCTGCTAGACCTCATCCCGAAAGAGCCTGAGTTTGTAGGAACTGTTCAGAGTGTTGAGCATCCCAACTACAAGGTATTGGTAGTTGATGGCTCTGGTTTGGTGGCCTGTACAGCTTCGACCACTTTTGTGGTTGGTAATCGGGTGTTTGTGCGTGGGCAATTAATTGTAAGGAGTGCACCTGCAGGTGAAGTCATGAATATTGAAGTTTAAGTGAAAAGAAGTGAGTGCCGCGTGAAGCGGTTTTTTTATGTCAAAAATTTGGGGAAGAACATGTCTGAAACAACAACTGCAGTTGCTGAAACTTCAGCAGCGATTGCAGGAAAAGTCACTACAGCAACAGGCACAGGGGTAACACTTGTGTCCTGGGCAGCAACATGGGACTGGGGTTTTTTAATTGGTGTTGGAATTGGTTTGGCTGGTTTGATTATTAGCTTCATGAATTTCCTATCGAATCGCCAATTTCAGAAACGTAAAGATCAACGTGAGCAAGAAATACATGAATTAGAAAAGCGCAAATTAAACGGGGAGTGCAATGTCAAAGACTAAATATTGGGTGATGGGATTAGCAGCTTCGGCTGCTTTTTTTACGTCTTTAGAAGTGAAAGAGGGCTATTCAGCTAAGCCATATAAAGACACTGGCGGGGTAGTAACTCAAGGCATTGGATCAGCTACTAAACCCGACGGCTCAAAGATCAAAATGACAGATCCACCCATCACGCGAAAAACTGCACAGGAATGGGCAAAAGCCCATGTGGTCAAAGATGAAATTGCATTCCGAAAATCTATGCCGGGAGTGAAATTGTCGCAGGATGAATATGACGTGTATCTCGACTTTACTTACAACTTTGGCCAAGCCAATTGGAATCAATCTTCCATGCTTCGTAATTTGAAATCGGGGCAGTATGTCCAGGCGTGCAAGTCGCTTTTGAAGTGGAAGTATGTGACTAAGTATCAAGGTATCAAAAAAACTCATCTTGATTGTTCAATTCGATCTAACAAATGTTATGGCGTTTGGGTTCGTCAGCAAGAGCGTTATCAAAAATGTATGGGGGTGCAGTAAATGGGTGAATTTAAGAAGGTAAGCAATGTCTTGCTGGTATCAAACGGCATTTATTTTATTGAATGTCCCGGATGTAAAACCTTACATCCCTTTCATGTTGATCAAAAGCACAAAGTTCATTGGAGCTTTAACGGGAATCTAGAAAAGCCAACGTTTAGTCCTAGTTTAATGGTGAATCAAGGACATCCAAGTCAATGCCACTCATTTGTGACAGATGGAAAGATTCAATTCCTATCCGATTGTCATCATAGCCTGGCTGGGCAGACCGTCGATCTACCATCAGTAGAGGAATAATCATGCCAATACTCATAGCCTTATGGAAGTTCAAAACTGGGATCGCAATAGCGGTCTTTTTTGTTTTATGGATCTGCCAAATTGCATACAGCAATCATTTGGCGGGGCAATTAAAAGAAGCCGATTCCAAGTGCATCGCCAAAATCCAAGTGATAGAACAGAAGCACTTAAAAGCCCTGGCAGCCAAACAAGATCAAATCAATAAAGTGAGTGCAGATTATGAAGCTGAAAAATCAAAGCAACGAGTGCAAGTCGAAACGGTTACACGTGAAGTGCAAAAGATCATTGATCGTCCTGTGTATCAGCAGCATTGTTTTGATGATGATGGGGTGTCAGCAATCAACTCACTTATCGCCAACGATTCCAGCGAACCTCCTTGAGCCTTGTGCAGATTTACAAAAGCTAGAGTCAGGGCATGGTAAAGACGTTATGCTTTGGTCGATTGATACAGTTGCTAAATATAACGACTGTAAGGCGAAACACAGTGCTATTGCGGATGCTCTCAAGTGAGGGC